AAGAGGATTGAAAGGTAATTACGTTTTCGTTCACGCAGACCCAAAGACGCAATGGGCCCATCCGGAAAGAGGAGTGGTTAAGAGAGCGGCCGATCCAAGTGATGGTAGAATGGTTGATGCCAAAGTCTTCGCTGATTCGTATAGTTTAGGAGTAAAAAACCATCAGGCGTTCTACGAGGCCAACAGAGGCAACAAGAATGCAAACTTCATCTTTCTAGAGAATTCAGGAACCCCGAAGAAGCTCGACGGAATTCCGAAAGAGATGTTGAATCTGGATCGGAAAGAATTGGCAAAGTTTGCTGCTGATGTGGTAGCGAAGTCTGATGCTCCTCCGCATGTGAAAAGAGGAGCTTTGATGGGTGACAGAATTTGGGGAGATGATTGACAATGGCTGAGAAAGAGAAAAAACAGACATTTGAAGAGTGGTACAAAGAAGATGCTGAACGAGTGAACCAGATGTCTGATCAAGCTGTGAAGAGCAAGATGGTGGTTCAGACTGGAGAAGGAAATCTTCCGAAGTTGAATGCTGATGGGACGTTGGTAGGAAAGTAGATGGCAGCGTAGTCGCGGCCGTGTAGCCAGTTTCGAATCTGCATAGCAAAGTACACGGACAGGTTAGATAACGCGGCTATTGCGATGCTACGCGATTGAGCAAGGTGATAGGGTGGGTGTGTTAGCTCGAAGACGAAAACGAAAAGCCTTCTGTCCGACAGGACCAGGAGGTGGAGTTGATCCAACCTGTGGGTCTGGTGGAAGGGGGGAGAGTGGTGCAGGTGTAGAGCGAATGTCTTATCTAAGATCTGAGTTGAAGCAGAGAAAAGAAGAATACGAGAAGATATCAAAAGAGAGACTTTCTGATTCACAGAGGATGACTCTATTTGATGAACATTCTGAGATATGGGAACATATTGAGAAAGTGATTAAATTACAATCCAAAGCTCCTAGATGGGACATTGAAATCTATAGTGGCACCTCGGTAGATGCGGCCAAATCTATACTATCTGAGGGAATGAAAGCGAGAATTCAGACAGGGGAAGGAGGAAATGTTTCTTGGGCTTCAAAGACTAAGAAAGAGGCAGGTGATTATGGTAAGGAGGTTGGAGGAGAAGAATATGCTTTGGTTGTAATTACTGATTACAAGAGGTCGGGATTTAAGGCTGTAGATGAAGGAGGAGAAAAACCCTTAGTGAATTATGTAGATACTCCTGCAGAAGCTATTCGAGAAATTCAGATCTATAGGTCAGGAAAGCTATCAGATATCATCAAAAACCAAAATTGGGGGGGAATATCTTCTTCTAAATCTCTCCTCGCCACCCAACTCATCAAAACCATCACCCAAGTCATCCGTCTGAAAGAAAGATCAAAACTCCCTGAACTCCAGAAAGCCGTTGCCAGATCAGTCTTTCTGAGTCAGTTCAAAGACATCGAAAAGACACTGACTGATAAGATAGAAGATTTGATTAGAAGGCAGGGGAAGAGTGCAGTCGAGAGGTTGAGAAAGATGTCGAGGGCAGATGTTGAGTTGATGACGAAAGCATTCTGTCCGACAGGACCAGGTGGAGGTGTTGATCCTACTTGTGGGTCTGGTGGAGGGAGAGGATCGGAGAGAGATACAAGAAAATATGAAGTTAGTCGTCTAGAAGATTTGGAATCTGTGGTGGATGGGATGTTTGGAAGGAGGTTAGGAACAGGTGTTGAATTGTTGAAGAATCTTGCTGATCTGTCTGGTGCTGAGCCAGGGAGTCTTGTGCGAATGAGTTGGTCGGATACGGGTATTATGGTGGATTCGAAGAGTGACGATTTCAGAAGTATTCGTATCATAAAGGCTCGGCAAGGAGCTATGATTGTAAAAAATGATGAATTGTATGTAGCTAAAACGGGCGGTGGATTAGGAACAAAGATTTTTCATCGTCAAGTCGAAGCAGCCGTTAGATTAGGGTTTGATAGGCTAGAGACAAGAGCAGTCAGAAATGAGTCGATGAACGGGGCATACACTTGGGCGAGGTTGGGTTACGATGGTGACTTGCCGTTCGAATCAAAATACAAACTTCAAGGAGATACCTCCGCCCCTGAATGGCTCAAATCAGCCAAAACCATTCATGAACTAATGACCAGACCAGGTGGACGAGAATGGTGGATAAACAATTCATCATCTTTCCACGGAACATTCGACCTCAAAGAAGGTTCAAAATCAAGGAGAATACTTGAATACTACATCGAAGAAAAAGGAAGACGAGCAGCAAGTCGAGAACCCGCCGGAGCTAAGTCAAGAGGACGAGGAGATATTGGACGAGATCTGGGACAAGATTGGGAGGGAAGAAAATCCGTCTCTCTACGACAAATCTTTAACCCCTCAGACTGGAACCACGAGTTAGTCAAGACAGTTCTTCCTCCTCTAGCCAAAATAATGGCAGAGTCGATGGTGGCTCAGACTCTTCAGATGAGACAGGATTTGAGGAAGAGAAAGAGTTTAGATGTAATGGGTATAAAATGTGGAGGACCAGGAAGTGGCAGACCAGGTCCGTGTCCGGGAGGTGAAAATAAACGGTCAGATATACATGATTGGGTAGAATCAGATCAACAATTTGTCTTGCAAAATGTCGTTAGACAGGTAAGAGAATTTGCAGACTCAAGAAGGTTTGGTAGTTCATTATCTGCATGGGATATTTCAGAGCATTTTAGAACAAACAAGGAGAAGGCCGCAGATAAAGTGGTTGAAGCTTGGTTCTCAAACGGGTATCCGTATCCAGATATTCAGGGGTTTGAAGTTCTGAAGAGCGGGAAGCCTTACAAACATGAGGGCGCAAAATTCAGGGATTTTGTTCGGGAGTACACCCTTGGTTTCTTACCATCAAAATCCACCAAAGCCTCCACCGCCACAGATTGGTTAGACACCTACGGAGATGAAGACCTCACATTTGAAGATGAGCTTTTCGAGACTCCCTACGGTGATGTAACCATGAAATTTGCTACTGAATATCCTCAGTGGATGAAAGACAGAATCAAAGAAAGATTGAAAGAGACGTTTGAGCAACCTTACTGGAAAGGCATCAACGAAACGACTGGTGGAGATATCGACGCTCTTTTGGATAGAGGGTTGAGAGATGGGTTGTCGATTGAAGACATGGCGAAGGAGATGAATGAGAAGTTCGGTGGAGCCTATCCGAGATCAAGAGGGAGACTGATCGCACGAACAGAGGCCGGGAATGCCTTGAACGGAGCCCGATCAGATGCGATTGATGGATTGATTGAAGAATTGGGGATGGAACAGACGATAAAGAAGGTGTGGTTGTCCGTTCTGGGAAATACGACGAGAGACGAACACGCAGATCTGGATGGAGTTCCCGCTGATAAGAATGGGTTGTGGGACATGGTGGGGTATAAGGTTAGATGGCCCGGTGACGTTCATTTGCCTGCTGATTTGAGAATCAATTGCCAGTGCTCACTGATTTCTGCTTATGGGATGACGGATGAAGAAGCTGAAGAGTTAATAGCTGAGCATCTGTTGAGACAGGGTTCAAGACAACGAAGAAAACCAGGTAAGGGAAGAGGAAAGAAGAAATCTTTTGAAGAAGAGAAAGCCTTCTGTCCGACAGGACCAGGAGGTGGAGTTGATCCAACCTGTGGGTCTGGTGGCGGAGGTTTGAGGTCAAAGGTTTTAGATGATCCTTCTGGAGGAGGGAGTAGATTACTCGACGAAGTAGAAGCGGATTTACCCAAGGCCTTTGCAGACTCGGTTAAAAGGCATGTGAAAGGTTTTAAGTTTTTCAACAATTCGGAAGAGGTATCACAGGCTGCCTTTGGAAATAAGAAGTTTGGGGCGGCGGGGGCTTTTGATGCCGATTCGAAGATTGTTTATGTTTCTCTTGATCCCCAAGGAATGTATCCCGGAGCCGTTCTTGCTCATGAGCTTGGTCATGCCCTGGATCATCAATCACAATTAGATTTCCCAATCAGCAAATCGATTGAATGGAGGTCTGCCTGGAGAACAGAGATAAAAGAAGGCAAGCTGTCAAAGTATGCGGCGACTTCGGAGGCTGAGGGTTTCGCTGAATTCGGGAGGTCAATCTATATGGATGCTGGCAAGACGAAAACCCAATTTCCTGAATGTTGGAAGGTGTGGGAGAGTTATGGTTACGTTAATTGAAGACATCTTTTTAAGACCCGTTGAAAAGAACAATACCAGAGGAGATGTTCCTCTACCAAAGAACGAAAGCCCTCAAAATGATCAAAAACAGACGCAAGAAGAACAACGGCCAAGTGGTTCACAAGAACGTCTTGATGCCCAGTCATCCTGACACTATTATGTTAGGAATAGCCGTTGAACAGAGATTTCTTCGACTTCTTGAAGACCATCTGAGAATTAAGTTTGAAGAAATCCATCCTCCCGTTGAACTTGATCCTGATATGCTCCTCTGGAGAGAGATGAGACTGAGACACAGAAAAGGTGACTACAGAAACACGGATGATGAGTTGAAGGCGACTAGAAGAATAGCGGATTGGACGCTGAAGGTGAATTGTGAGTTGAAGAATCAGACGTATGTTCCGACGGAATGGAGAGATTGAATGGAAGCAGTCGAACCCAGAATTTTTGATCATCAGAGAATCCTCACTCGAATTCTGTCTCAGATGGATCGACCGATGGCGGTTGAGGTCGGAGTCGCATCTGGAAATACGAGTGAATATCTTCTCAGAAACTGTCCAAATCTGTTTTTGGTAATGGTAGACCAATGGCTTTGCCCATCCTCTGGCACCAGAAAAACGCAACAGACGTACGACAGCGCCCGCGAGAAGGCAACAGAACGGACATCCTTCGCCCAAGACAGAAGGACGGTTGTTCATCATTCTTCGGCGATTGCGGCAGAAGCTTTTAAGGATACGAAGTTTGATTTGATTTTCATCGATGCCAGCCATATCTATGAATCGGTCGCTGTTGATTGTTTGGTGTGGTGGCCTAGATTGAAACCAGGTGGAATTTTCTGCGGGCATGATATTGACAGCAGAAAAGACAAAGAAGGGGTTTGGGGTGTGAGAAAAGCAGTTGAAGAATTCAGTCGAGAGGTAGGTGTACCGTTTGAAGTTGAGAAAAACATTTGGATAATGAGGAAGCCTTGATGTCAGCCATTCCTCTACTTTCTGACATCCAACCCGTCAGATATGAATTTCATGACGGAGATCGCGTCCTTTCCAGAGTTTCCGTTGACTTGACGAAAGACCAATACCAGAGAGTTGAAAGAGCAGTTAAGAAATTCACAAGAGCAGAAGTTCGAGTGTTGATTGTGAACCAGATGAAGGTTAGAATTCTTCATCATCGGTTTGGTGGAGCAGTGACGACTCTTGTTGAGCCGGCTTTGAATGAATCTGCATTCGGATTAGGAGTTGCGAATTTGGATTGTTCCGTGGTGGATTTGAATCCGAATGATACGTTGGTAGTTCAGGTGCCTTTCATCAGTTCAGATTTTCAGAGGCAGACGATTAAAGATTGGATTCAGAGGTGGGCAGGAAAAGAGGTTGAGGTGGTAGTGAGTGCTCAGGGGATTTGAATGGCTACGATTTCGACAAGTTTGGTAGGAGACAGACTCAAGGTTAGAATTGATCTGACTGAAGAGGAAGCTGAAGAATATGGAATCAAAGCCTTCTGTCCAACAGGACTAGGTGGTGGAGTAGATCCGACTTGTTCAGGAAAAGGCAGTAGTAGACCAGGTGAAAAGGAGGCAAGGGAAAACTACAAGAAACTTTCGGAAAAGTATGGCGAGATCAATAAAGATTACATAGCGGCGAGCAAGAAATCTGATAAAGACAAAACGCCTGAAGAAAGAGCCTCCGCTGCCGTTGATTTAGCTCGTACAACTAGGTTGAAGTCCGAAGTGTTATTTGATATGACAACTGAACGGATGTCGGTAGAGGCTTCGGATCCGTTGGCTTACAGATCGGCTCGAGAATCTTATCGGGAAAAGGTGCGGAAATGGCATGAAGAAGAAGAGGCCTTTATCGAGAAGTTGGTTAAGGACGGTGTGACAAATAGAGAGTATTTTAATCGAATTGATTCAGGTCAGATTGGAAATTGGTATGGTGATCCGAAAGACCCTAAGGTCTTGGAATACAGGAGTAAAGATTATCTGGGGTTGAAATCGGAGCATATTGAGGTTGCTATTGATTTGAATAGAAGAAGACCAGATAGGTTTGTTGGTGATAAGAGTGTCTGGCAGGAGTTTGAAGAATCTCAGAAGAATGCTTATTATGGAGAGTCAACTGTTGTTCGAGATCTTCCAAGAACAGGTGGTTCTGATGCTTATTCGCTTCCTCCAAAGGCACTTAGAGGAGGAGCAGATGAGACAACTAAGGCTTTCATGGGTCAGGCTGAATTAGGGATTCAAATGAAGTTGAATTCACTTGAAGCATTAGCATCTACTCGAGATGGATCATTTAAGAACGGATTTCAGAAGAATGTGGGAAGCGTGGGGAAGGGAAAATCTGGATATTTTCAAACGAGGAAGGACAGAGAAGAAGAGATCCACGGAATACCTACATCGGCTTCCGCTGATCAGCGTCCAGTCTCTGGTTATCTCGAACACCCAGATCGAATTCTAAGAACTGGTGCTGAAATTGGAGGGAATTATGGAGGTGTTCAGGTTGTTCTAAAACCGGAGGTCAAACAGAGAACTACTTTCACGGTAGGTGATTCTCTTGATGATACGGGTAGAAACGGACTGTTTGCAGGTTCCGTTTCAGATCCACCTTCTCTGAATGGACACCCGACAGGGAAAAGGTTTGCAAGAGACAATCAACCTGTTCCTTCGTACAATGTATCTAGGAATACGTCCAGAGGTTGGATGACAGGAGGTAGACCATCTAATTCTCCGAGAGATGATTATGATGAGCCTCATGAGGTGTCTCTCATCGAAGCTCAGATTTTTGGGAAGACAACGCTCAAGGATGTGAAAGAAATTCGAATACCGCGAGGATGGGCATTGTCAGATAAGGCTGAGAAAAGGTTTCAGAAAGAGGGAGTTAAGGTGGTTCGTGTTGCTCCTCCTCATCTAGAGGTCTATGCCTCTTCATATTCTTGGGATAGTATGACAGAAGAGCCAGAGGAACATAGGAGTCACAAATGATACCAACGACTAAGGCAATCTATCTTAGTGAATCAGATCAGGTTGTTATAGGCGGGGCGAAAGTCCTCGGGTACGATCCAGATTACGATCAACCATTGATCGATTTTGGGGCTGAGCTGACTACTCTTGAACAAGCCCGGCGCCAGGCGTGGGATGAGAATGAAGAGAGGTTTACAGAAGATGAAGTTAAGAAGATCTGGAAGGCTGTTGAAAGGCTGAAGGTGAATGCCTAAAGAACGATTTAACGATGTCATTAAAGACAATGAATCTCTCGTTCTTCTATTGAGAAATCTGAAGCAGTTCGAAAAGGCGTTCTGTGAGAATATGGTTGAAGGAAGAGATTTTACGATAAGACTTGAGGTGAGGGGTTGTCATGGAAATGTGATTCATTGTCGGAACTATGCTGACGCGACAGAACGTCCGTTGAAGGGGAAAGGTGAAAAACTAGAGAGCAAGAATTCAACTTGCGATTAGAGTAGGTTGATTCGTATAATAGAGGAGAGCAAGACACATTCACCTCTAGTCAGAAAGGCAGGATGAGAAAATGAAGATCTAACTAAATACAATCAATAGCGACGATGCCGATTTTACCGTTGGCAAAACACCCTCCTAAGAACTCAATCTTAGGAGGGTGTTGTCGTTTTCTTTTTGTCCTTTGCAAATTTTCCGGAAGAAAGGGTATTGCGTCGGATAGACACTTCCTGTTATGCTCCTCCGTGTTGAGCACAGCCCTTAAAGCCTCGTCAACAGTCGAACGTCTAAGTTCCCTGTCAACGAGGCTTTTGCATTAGAGGAAGAAAATGCCCCACAATAACAACGTCCTTTTCTATTTGGGTCCGACAAATGGGTTGTCCGCTCGTCAGTTGACAATTCGAAGAATGATGAGGGCAGGAGACGATTCACTTCCTGCGGCGGAATTTGATTCGGACGTGGGGTTGGTTGATACAGAGGAAGTAGCTCTTCCCATCAACCAGATTTACCAAGCTACTCTCCAGGACACTCGAGCATCTGGGGAAGTGGGCAAGGCAATAGTTTTGAACTTCCACACTGGATCTCTTCAGTTTCCTGGGCCGGCAGCGGATCCGAGTGAGTCCCTGTTCAGAATTCTTTCGATGGAAGATCTGTCATCGAGCAGCTCTTCTAGTTCGAGTAGTTCTTCGAGCGTCAGTTCTTCAAGCTCTTCTTCAGTTAGCTCTTCGAGTAGCAGTTCGACGAGCTCTTCGAGTTCTTCGAGCAGCCATAGCTCTTCTAGTCAGAGCAGTGTGAGCTCTGGAAGTAGTTTGAGCTCGAGTAGTGCCAGCAGTGAGAGTTCGTCGAATTCGTCAAGTTCGAGCAGCTCATCGTCAAGTTCGAGCAGCTCATTGTCTAGCTCGTCGAGTTAATTCATCTGAGAACGAAAAGGACAGAAAATGGCTCAACGCAAAATCGCGTCAAGTCCTCTCGGTCAAGGTCAATTCAATTCGACGATTCGATTTATCAAGTCGGCAAGACTTGAGACGTTGGAACCGTTGTTTCGAATTGTCGTCTTGAAACTTGGGAATCTTGACGTGAATTGCGATCCTACGAAAGCTGTTGCTGGAATACCAAATGGAAGTGATCAGGTTGACGTTGGGTCATTTGTAACGTGGCTGAATGGTGTAGCTGATGATGATCCGAACATTGTGGCTCAAGTGATTGCGATCGAAGCCACTATGAGAGTTCGAGTGAAAGGTTGATCTGGTGTATCTGCTCTTCGAACAAGTGGTTGCGGATGCTACGGTAAAGACCGTATCTGGTTTGAATCCACCACCAGAAGCTACCCATGCCGAAGTCCAGGCCACTGAGAATGATGTGTTTTATACGATGGATGGAGCGACAGATCCCACTCCTGGAGCAACCGGGTCTGGAATGGTGTTTCGAACGGCACATGAACCAAAGTCATTCTTAGTTGACGACATGAAGCGGATTCGATTTACTCGAGCGGCAGGTGCGGATGGTAAGATTTCTGTTCACTGGTTTGGTGGCCGTGACATTTGAGAAATGCCTTCTGTTAGAGCCAGAGAGACTGAATCAGGATTCGTAGAGCGTTGTATCCCGGTAGTGATTTCGGAAGGAACAGCCAAGGATGGAAAGCAGGCTGCGGCCATTTGTCATTCGATGTATCGAGAAAGTAAGAAGATGATTGACGTCAATCAGCAGTTGCTCGAAAAGATTCAAGAGAGGCAGACGAAGCAGACTCTCTTCAATGAGGGCATTCTGACTGCTGATAGGTGGGTCAAATCTCTTGAGTCTTGTGTAGGGATTGATCTCTGTTACCGGTACGCCGCAAAAGGGAATACCAGTTTTAATGATCTTGTGAAGAGAGCATCATCTCTTCTTACTCACAACAATTCAGACATGATTTTGGAAGAGAATCTCGAGATTAAGGCAGCAAGTAATCTGCGAGATGTTGATCTAAATGATTTGACTCTTCCAAAGAATACGCTAATGCTGTTTCGTCATGTCCTAACGACACCGAAGAAAGATAGAGATGGTGATGTTCTTAGAACGCAAGGAGCAAAGGCTGATCCAAGAATGCTTCTTTTGTGGCAACACGTCCACACCCTTCCGATTGGCAAGATGCTTGGAGTGGCAGAACACAATTCGAAGAAGCTTTCACTCTATTCCGCTATCGTCGATATCAATGATTTGGCTCATGATGCAGCCGTAATGATTGACAATGGGATGGGCAGATTCAGTCACGGGTTTCGAGCGTTGGATTTTATGGAAGTCAAGGAAGATGATAGAAACGGTCGGACGACTTCTCCAGGAGGATTTGACATCAAGTCCTTCGAGATCATGGAAGAGAGTCTTGTTTCTGTTCCAGCGAACGTCGATTCTCAGACAGAGGAGGTGATCCTGTCTCTCGTTGAGGGTAAAAAACTCACGAGCTCGTTGATGAAGGGTTACGGAAGTACGATCCGAGAGAAGCGTCCGACTCAATCTGCTGTCGGTGGAAAGATTCCATTGCAGCTTGATTTGCAAGTGACGATTAATGGGAAGGCTATCAATTCTGAAGAACGAGAGGAAGAAGATGAGCTCACAACCGAAACCAAACAGACCAGTGTTGAAACCAAGTGTGCCGGAAAGCCAGATTGTACCTGTGGATGTGGAGGAAAGCCCACACCAGAAAAAACAGATGAAAACTCCGAACACACAGAAGAAAAAGCATCCGACGACAAGGAAATGAAGATCTGCCCGAAGTGTGGTGGTGAGATTGTCAAGGGGGAGTGTCAGAAGTGTGGTTTTCGAATGGATGTTGTCGAGAAGAAGAGTGAAGAGATGATTGACGACAAGGCAGTGATTGATGATGAGGTGAAAGCTGTCTATTTGGGCATGGTTTCGGGGAGCTGGGAATACATCGAATTAAAACTTCGAGAGACAGCAAAGAAATTCTTGGTATCGAACGGAATTGAAGTTGCCGAGAATTACTACGTAGGGTCAATTGGCACTTTTCCAGATTCTGTGATTTTGAGTGTGGAGAAGATGGGTGGAGGGCAGCCGCCAACTTACTACAGAGCATCTTGGAAGATGGATAAGTTGGAACCTGTCTACACCGGAACTCCGAAGTTGGTTGAAATTGATGTTTCGACAACAATTCTCGAGAAGATGGTTGGAAGGAAAGAGGGCAGAGTTCTTTCGAATCGAAACATCATCAATCTGACTCAGGCTCGTGACAACCTCCAAAGAATCAACGAGACAGAGCATCTTCTCACCAATCCAGGAAAGAAGATGTGCAAGGACGCTCATCGTCTTGTTGATGAGACTATTCAGTCAGCGTCCAAACCGTTAGGAGATGTATTGCGTGAGACGTCGGTTTCAGTTACAGCAAAAGACGCAATGGCAATTTTCATCTCGAAAGCGACTTCAGAGCAGATTGACAAGATGATCAGGTCGCTGACTGCCCTGAAACAGATTGAGACGAGACAGAAAAGAACTGAGGCTTTTCAAAGAATCAAATGTGGCGGTGAGGGTGGAACGCCCGGACCGTGTCCGACAGGCGGTTCCAAACCTCCTGTCGGAGGGATTTCCGCGAAGGCGAACCATCTAACTGAATTAGCTCACACGGCCACTGCCAAGGTAGCACCCTTAAAAAATGAAAGACTTCGACAGTTATCGGATGCGGCACTGGCCGCATCCAAGGCTGGAAACCATGGGGAGGCTATTGATTTACACACCGCCCTTGCAAAGATGCACCGAGAAAACTGGGCAGGAAGTTCTCGCCAAGAGGGACACAAAGATGCGATGAAAGCCCATTCCGCTGCGGCAGATGCACATTATGAGGCAGAGTATGGGGAGCCAAGAGGATTCGGGCGATAGATGAAAATTGATTACAGGGATCAAACCATAGCCTCCGGCGGTCGGAAAGCGTGGTAGTTTGTTGGTGTGAGAATTGAAAGGCATTGAAAATGCTGCTCACAAATCGCGTGAAGAATTGGCTCGTGAAGAATGAGTTCGTGGAAGCGAGCTCTGAAGACGACCAGTTCCGCAAAGCCGCCGGGGAAGCGATTGCCTCAGGCGAGCTTACGACTGAGAAGTTGATTGAGTTGACTACGACGAAGGAAGACAAAGAAGCCGACGAATTCACCACTCTCATGAAGAGTCTGGGTGAGGCTGTCGGTGAGCTGAAGACTGCTCTTCTCGAAGATAACGAGGAAGAAATCGAACTCGACGACGAGAAGGATGAAGAGGAAGTCGGGACGAAAGCCAAGAAGAAAAAGAAGCCGGCCCCTGTCATGGAAGATGAAGAGGAGGAAGACGAAGAAGAGAAGGAAGAGAAGCCCAAGAAGAAGTCGGTTGAACTCATCAAGACGAAGTCCAAGCCGAGCAACCTCGAACGGTTGATCACTCGGATGGGTGGAACTCCTGACGACGATGAAGAGAAGGAGTTCAGTGTCCGGGTGAAAGAGGCAGCGGAGAGCTATTCATCGACCAAGTCGGCGATGACGTATCCGTCGCACACCCAGAAGGGAAGGGTTCACCCATGGGCAGGACGCCCGGTGTTGGACTATGGCGAGAAAGGTAGGCAGATCGACAACCCGTCGGACCTTGACAAGGCAATTGCCGGAGCTTACGGCAAGTTCGCTGTGGCTCACGCGGTGAAGAAGAGCCGCAATTTCGCCTATCTGTCCCTTCCTCAGCATGACAAAGAGTTACTCCACTATGCGATGGAGAACTCGAAGTGGGGAGGTGTTGGACCTGACGGAGATCCGAAGAAGGAGTATGCGGATATCGTGAATCGGAAGCTCACTCCGCACGAGCAGAAGGCGTTGATCGACGACTCGACTTCAGGTGGCTTGGAAGCCGCTCCGATTGTGTTCGATGATCAGGTCATTCAGACTCCTCTTCTTCATGGAGAGCTGTTCCCCTTGGTGAACTCTATTCCTCTCGATAGAGGACGCCGGGTGGAGGGAGTCGCTACGGGAACGGTGACGGGGTCTTGGGGTGGTGTCGATGACACTGCCATCGACCTCTTCGACACGACTGCCTATGTGACGGCTTTTGACACCACCATTTTCCGGTGGCAAGGAGCCGTCCGCGTTGGGCTTGACTTCCTCAGCGACACGCCGATTGACTTCGGAGCTCACCTGACCACTCAGTACGGTGAGAGATTGCTGGAGGACCTCGACGACGTGATCGCGACTGGCAATGGAACGACCCAGCCGGAAGGCGTCATGGTCAAGTCGGGAACGACGTCAGTGGCGTGGGGAGGAACGACTTCGATCGGCAATTACGAATCGTTGCGGTTTGGAGTTGCGAAGCCTGAGCATCGAGCGAATCTCAAGGCGACGGCGGTGTTCTGCGGGACGGAAACGAGCTACCAGAGAGCGAAGGCCATTCCGGTCGGAGCCTCGGACGCTCGGCGTCTGTCGAACACGACGAACATGCCCAATTACGACGATTATTCTTGGATGGACCGTCCGTACAAGATCAATGAGTCGTTGAGCAATGAGCAGATCTTCTACGCCATTCTTGGACGGTACCGACTTTACAGGCGCCGTGGATTGACCATGAGAACGTCAACTGAGGGTGACACGCTTATTCGCCGTAACGAGATGCTGCTCGTAGCGACCGCCAGATATGGTGGGCAATTAGAAAGGGGGGCGACGGCGGCGGTCACTTCGACCGCACCGGCGTAACCAAGGATCGAGGGGGTTGCCGGCTCGCGTCGCAGCCCTTCCAAAGCTCGGTCCACCAGGTCTTTCGTTCTTCCTGGTGGTACCGAGTTTTTACACAGAAGAAAGAACGATTTCACTCAAAACCGAAAGAACGAACCCAAGAACGAAAGAGGCTCAAATGTCAACAGGATTGATGGACGAAAAAGTCAAGTCTTCAGTGCTCCCATTCGGCATTGAAATCGACCATCCAAGAAATTGTGATGTTCTTCTTCAGTGCATTCCGAATGCCCGCCTCAGATCAGCGATTGATGGAACCAAACCCGCCCTCGACAAAAAGACAGGAAACCTGATCGTTCCGCTTGACCAGAGTAAGGCATTCGCTGCCTTTCCAAGAACTCCTGGAATGCAGATACACGTCAATCCGTCAGAGCTCACCTATGTGATTCTCGATCCGCTTCACGGTGACAAGGAGATGATCGAACGGATCAAAATGTTCTTCAGGGCCACGTCAGGACAGATTCTCAGTGAGAGATTCGATGGTGTTCCTCCTCAGAATGGAACCCTCGACGTCCACCGGATGAAGTCTCTGTGTCGAGAGATGGTTTGGTTGGTCAAGGGTGTTGCACCCAATTTCGTTCCTGAGGCAAAAAGGTGCAAGGGAGCGATTCCAACCCTCACTGATATTGAAGAGTTGCCTGGTCATTTCTTGCTGAACCCAGGCAGTCAAGTAGGGAACACACAACCTCGGTACGAAAAGGACTGGGACCAGTGGGTTAATCGTTTGTCTGCTGGTGGTGGTTGATGAACAAAACTTTTGTTATTGGTTGTTTGGATCGTCTATCCAGTCTTTTTCTGAAATGCGGAGGACCAGGTGGCACGATGGGTCCTTGTCCGACAGGGCAAAAACCTGTTAGTGGGAAAACGTCTGCTCAGGCAAGAGCTGAAACAGTGGTGGCCAACAATGCGTCAGAACGGGCGGGGCGGCGTGATTTTGGGATTGCCAAGATTCCAGCCAAGGTCATGAGAGATGCTTCCATCGCCGCAAGAAGAGCAGTAGAAGCCAAGGATCCTTTCAAGGCTCATGAGCACCATCTAGCCGCTTCTCGAGCTCATACTAGAGCAGCAAAATACCACCAGCAGAATGGATCGGGCCCAGACCACAGAATAGCAGAGTCTGCTCATAATCAAGCAGCGAGGATTCACAATGAAGTGGCGTCCGCTGTGATTGGAATTGGACCAATGGACAGTGATTGATGGCTGATTTTGTCTATAGGTCAGAAGCTCCTCCGAGTAAGGCCGTTCTAGAGGCTCAGGCCAGACGATTGGGTCGAGCCTCAGATGCAGTCGCTCGAACAGAATGGTTCATCGACGAAGTTCTTGACAAGGTCAACACGTCACTCAGACAGAGAGTAAAGATAGCGACTGAGTTGGTCAAGTCGAAAGTCGTTTTGAACATCAGTCGACCAGTAACGAAGATCAGAGTTGGGAACAGAACACGAATCACAGATAGATCGAAACCAGGGGAATTCCCGAAAGCAGACACCACACTCTTGCTTAAGACGATCTTCGGGACAGTGATTGAAGAGCAGAAGGGAATTGTAGATGGGGTTGTCGGGACGCCTCTTTCGTATGGATTGATTTTAGAGTTGACAATGAATAGATCGTTCCTTGTCAGAACTCTAAATGAAGAACGGGACAAGGTGGTTCGTATCTTGACGGGACCGATAATTTGACAGTAGCCTCCGCCGACCTTCACACCGCAGTAATCACCCTCTGGAACAGTTCAGGGCTCAATGACATATTCAAAGCCTTCTGGGCAGCCGCTGATGAAGATGATTACTCAGTTTTGCATGACGAAGAAGCAGCGCCTGGTCAACCATTTCCCTACTGTGTTTTCAAGCAAGATGAAGGATCAACTACCAGCAGAATGACATCTGCTACATCAACAGGTAGGATGGAAATTCGAGATGTGCCTTGGGAATTTAGAATCTATACCAGGTCGTTTTTCGGAAATCCAAAATCAGCGAAACAGATAGCAGCAGAGTTGATGGATGAGGTGATGAAGGTGTTTGGTGGCCATCCAACAGAATCAGCACAAGATTTGACACTTGAAAATGGATCAGTTCTCCAATCGACTTATTTGACAGACATTCCCATCCGCAAAGGTGATTATGAGTGGGAATGGTTACTGAGATACAAGCTTCTTCTGGACGTTCCGGTAAGGACTTAGACTCGTCAGGAGTTTTGAAATATGGCTAGAGCCCTTCAAAGCCCAAAAATCACGTTGCAGATTTCCGCAACGGTGAAGAACACGTCAGCTGTAACCGGACGAACGGCCAGTGGGAATGTAGCCTATTCGAAAGAAACTTCTCTTGAAGATGGCGTAAGTTCAGGTCAGGCTAATCGGGCATGGGAATGGGAAGGAGAGTTGCTGAGCGGGGCCAGCATTACTCTAGATTTGAATACTTTTGCTGGATTTGATCTTGGGGCAGGTGATGGTAAAGATGTTCTTGGTCAGGATCTTGATCCGACTCTTGAAATTGTGGCGATTGTCATCAGTAACGAAAATGCCATTAGTGACGATACGGGTATTCTTGAGATCGCTCCTGGAGCCACAAATGGGTGGACGCCTATCGGGACTCATAGTGCTGCGACGGGTGGAGGGTTGAGAGGGCAAGGTCAGTTATGCAAGACTCAACCGGCAGAGACTGGCTTTGTAATTTCAGGATCCTCAAAGACCATTACCCTTACCGCAAACGGTGGGGATGTTGATTACAAGGTGACATTGCTCGCTCGTCATGATACGGATGAGAGTTCATCGAGTTCCTCTTCAAGTTCAAGCTCGTCTAGTAGTTCAAGTTCTAGTTCGTCAAACAGCTCTTCGAGTAGTTCTTCGAGTAGCTCTTCGAGTAGCTCGTCAAGCAGCGTCAGTTCGTCCAGTTCATCTAGCACCTCAAGTAGTTCTAGTAGTTCATCGTCGAGTTCTAGCTCGTTGAGCAGTTCTTCGAGCTAGTTTTCAAAGTAGAAGGAGATTTGAATGTCGTCATTGAATACACTGACAGGCAGGAATGGCAAGTTTGTTGTCGAAGAGACTCTTGTCGCTCGGACGAAGAAGTGGGACGTGAGCAGGAGTCTTGCCAGCAAGAGTGAATGGGGTGATTCAGACTCGGCTGGGTACACGAATAGAGCTCCCGGAAGACGTGATGCGACCTTTAATTCTGAAGGTGTATACGATACCACTGCTGAGGTCTGGGATATCTTCGTGCCCGAGGATATCTCTGAGGTAGTTCTCTGGATGAATGCCACGGCTCTATATTGGGCGTTTCCTCGTGCTCTTTGTCATGATTTCAAGATCTCAGTGAATATCGACACCGAAGAAGTTATTGGCCACACTTCGGACTGGGGTGCTGACGGGATCTTCTACGGCCCGGGAGATGCTGGAGCACCTTCGCATACTCTCCCTTAATCTGATTTGAAATGAAGAACGAATGATTCTCGAGAACGAAAGAACGAACCCATGTCCGAAGATGTCGCTAGGGCAGTAGGAGCAGCGGGACCTGAAACATTCACTATTGCCGGAAAAGAATGTCAGGTCCGTCCCCTTACAATTCGTGAACTTGCAGAAGTAGAACGAATTTGTATTGAGGAGTACAAGAGAGCGTACATTAAGACGTTCTCAGACAATCTTGATCTTCTCCCCGAAACCGAAAGATCAGGAATCATCTACAAGGCAACCAAAGAGGCCTCTGCCTTTGATTCTTCTTCGATGCCTTCAAAATACGCCTATGATCCGAGGCGCCTTCAAGTTACACCAAAGATCAAGGTTTGGTTGGAAGAGAATTTTGATGGTTTCAAGATCGATCCAAAACTCCCTCAAGACACGATTGACAAGATGTCAAAGAGAGCTGTTGCCACCGTCCTTGAAATGGGGTTGATGGATGATGGATTGTACGAAAACCTAGTCGGACACCCACCGAAGAAATCAAGAGTCAACTATTTCAGTTGGTGGGTGACAGGAACTCTCGATGGGCAGCTCACCATGGCATGGATGGTGGTGAGAGGAAATGGAGTTACCAAAGATGAAGTGGCTAGAGAGCTTTCAGACAATCCTCTGCTCCTGAACGAAATTGCACGTGAGGTTGAGCATCTATCCGCTCCGGCAGTGGGAAATGGATAGGGCTCACTGCCAAAAAAGAAGAAGGTGACAGTGAGCCCAATGAAGACATCATTTCCGATATGCTATGTGGCCTTTCCCCAAGAAACATCCGTCGATTGTGTGACAACGTCTTCGATGGAGGGCTTGGATTTTCTCCCCGAGAAGTAGGAGATATGACTCTCGATCAGGCATTCATGCTATTGGTTGATAAAGAGAATTTGAGACTAGGTGATCAAAGATCAGTGAAATGTGAGAGTGTTTCTGTTGCGGCTTTGGTAGCCGACAAAGACGGATACATCAAGGGTCGATCAGAAGACGGAACTCTTATTAAGGCTAAGATTGGTGGAAAGAGTTTAGCCAGCAGATTGAGAGAAGAAGCTCAAGCCAGAAGAGACGCTGAAAAGAAGAAACAAGATGAAGACAAGAAGAATAAACGAAAAAACAGACGAGGACGCTAAACCACACAGTTGTGGCTATAACGCCCACTTTCTGCCTGCATAATAAAGTACGCGGAAGGTGTAGAAGGCTGTTAAAAGCGTGACTGTGCGGTTTAGTGGGTGTTAAAACGGAGGTGTGTCATTGGAATAGAACTCGCCAGAGCTTATGTGAGAATCAGAGGTGATTCTGCAGGTCTCGAAGGAGACTTGAGTGGTGCTCAGACTATGATTGACAATAGTCTCAAGAGCATCGCAGCCGGAGCTGCCAGTCTACTTGGGACAGTTGCGGCTTTCGGTCGAGGAATCTTTCGAGAAGGATTAGCAGCGGCAGGGGAGTTTGAAAAGACTACAGTTGAGATGGAGACTATGATTGGGTCTGCAGAAGAGACTCAGAAGACACTAGCCGATCTGACAAAGTTCGCCGTCGAAACTCCTTTTGAAATGCCTCAGCTTCTTCAGGTCACTCAAGGTCTTATTCAGTTTGGCGAACGTGGTGATGAGTTGATGGAGACGATCAAAATCTTAGGTGATGCTTCTGGAGGAACAGCTTCGAAGTTCGGTCTTCTTGGATTGGTTTTTAATCAGATTCGTGGTGTTGGGAAACTTCTCACGCAAGACTTTCGCCAGTTGTCAACCAGAGGGATTATTTCTCTTCAAGACATTGCAAAACACTATAAGGTAACGACAAATGAAGCCCAGAAGATGCTATCGTCTGGAAAGGTTTCGTTTGAAGACTTCAAGAAGATTCTGAAAGAGTTGACGAGTGAAGGTGGTCGATTTGCCAATATGATGATCAAACAATCAGCGACACTGACAGGTCTTCAGAGTACGTTGAGTGATGCAATCAACATTGCCAAACGTGGTATTGCGGTGCCGTTGGTTCCTTTTGCCAAGGCTCTTACCACGGCGATGATTCAGTTGGCGAACGCGACAGAGGCTTTCGTCCGCAATGGTGGAGCGATGGTGTCATTCGGATTTGCAGGAGCGACGGCATTCTCAGTTCTGGGGGCATCAATTTTTGGAGCTACCTTAGCTTTGAAGTTATTAGGAATGACCTGGTCAAAATTCTTTCTTGGATTGGTTTACGCTGTTCCTATTATTGCCCTTGGAGCAGCCGTCGGGATGTTAGTAGGCTGGTTAGCTCAATCCAAGACTGTGATGGATTCCGTGTCTGCTTCCTGGCAGATTTTCTCAAGTTATATAGACATGGCTGCAGATTCTTTCAATGCCTTCGTTTCAGAGCACTACTCAGAATTAACAGCCATTAGGGATTTGTTTGTCGAGGTGATGGGCAATCTGGAAGAAACAATAGGCAATTTTGTAATTGCCGCTGGTGAGATGTTTGGTCAGCTCTGGATGTCGTTTACAGGTTCAACGAAAGGAATGACAGAGACTCTGTTAGATTGGGTTCGAGATTCATTAGATTGGTTAAGCCTCATGTCAACCGATTGGACTTTGACTTGGGAGTTGATAAAGACGAACGTAGCAATCATTCTGATGAAAATTGCTGATACGGCCCTAGTGGCTTGGAATACTATTGGGGCAGGTGTTCTGGGTCTTGGTGCCTATATCGGTTCTGTCTTTTCTGACACCTGGGCCTTGATTACTGGAATTTGGCAAGTTGGAATTGATACTCTTGCCTATGGCTGGGATACGATGATCAATGGGTTTAAGATCGCTTGGGTGTCATTCAAGGATTTAGTGATTCAGGCAATTGTTGCCATTCTCAAGCCCATGTCTGAATGGGCAGAAAGTCTTTCGAAGATTTTGTATTTGTCAGGAGTGATTAATCTAGCTCAACGTGAGCAGTTCAAAGCCATGCCTGGTCAGATTGATAAGATTGGGAAAGAGTCATCGAAGAGTAAAGAAAAAGAAATGGCAGAGATAGCTGAAGCCCAGAGACAAAGAGATCTTGCTTTTGAAGAAACAGATTCATTGACCGATGTGGTTGGCAGATACGCTCAAGTCGGAGCAAATGCTGCAAGAGCTTATGATGCTGCTTTTGCGGCGAATATGGGAGCAGATTCTCCTCTAAAAGGGACGATTGATGTTTTGACAAAAGATGCAGATCGCATTAAATCTCAGATGATAGACATTAGGGAAGATCGCAGAAAGAAACGAAAAGACGAGGAAGAAGACGCCGCAAGAAAAGAACTAGAAAGACATGCCGGTCGAGGTGGTGTTGATTTCAAGGGAAAAGGAAAAATCGGAGGTGCAGCCGGACCTGACATTGCCAAGGCCTTTGACCTGAAAGAAGGACGTTATGGATTTCAGGACATCGGAACCAAGATCCAAGATTCACTTCTCGGAAAAGATAAAGATACGGGACAGAAACAAGTCGATCTTGCTCAACAAGGACTTGAGAAACAAGATGAACTTCTGAAGGCCACCAGAGACAACAAACCCGGTCCAGCCAAATTAGGGTAGAATGGCTTCAAACTTCGACGATACTTCTCTCTGGAGATTGACTTCGGTAGGTGCAACTGTACCTATCAAGTTCTTGAGTATTGATGGGGCGTTCGAAAAAGAAAACGGTACGGTCGTCTTTCGGGCATTGATTCTAGCAGAAGATTTAGTTCCCTTTCTAATTGAGACATTCCCACCCACGATTTACGTCGGGAATGTTGCCCTTCCTCAATCAACTTCTTTACCAGGTCTTCCGGGACTGATCGCTAGAAAAGTCAGTTTCAAATCCCAAGACGATGGGAGGCCTTCTGATCCATTCGGGTTAGATCCATCCGCACCAGAAGGAACCTACCATCCGGTGGTAGAAGTTAGTGTCGAGTATGGGCCGAGAGAAGGCAAAACTCCTCAATCGACCAATCCATTCACCTTCTTAGAGTTGTCTGCTAATCATTCAGGTGAGGTCATCAACACGACTTCACCAAAGGCTAAATGGCAGACACAGACAAGAGATCCTACAGAACCGTCTGATGATGCTGATCCTGCAGGCGACCCTGATACCCCTCCAAACCAGGAGAAACCCGCGGTAGAAGGAACAAAAGAGACTGTCAAAGATCCTTCTCTTGCCATCATCATTCAGGTGCCCCAGACAGAGTGGTCGGTGAAGTGGAATCAGATTCCATTTGCGTATTTTTCGAATGTGCTGATTCACCGACTTCGATGGGCATTAGGTCGAGTCAATTCTACATTCTTTCCTCTACTCTTCAATGCTTATCCTGAGACAGTTTTGCTGACTGGATTTTCTTATTCTCAACAGTATACCTGGCGAGATGGACTTACATCTACTCCGCCGATCAATGTCGAGATGAAGTTCGTCGAGAAGAGAGTAGTTTGGAATGGTGTGATTCTTGGGCACAATCACTTCTGGCGCCCGTCTTATGGTTGGCAGAAATTGTTGATTGACGGGACGAATCCGACGTATCAATCTAGAAATTTTAATGTCATCTTTCAGGTCTGATCAATGAGAGAGACATTCAAAGATTTCAAACCAGGTGATATTCTCACCGCAGCGGATATCAATCTGCTGAATAGAGTGGCTAGGGCATGGGCAGGGATGGGGCCAGGGTCGAATTTGCATTCTGCTGGTGGTGCCCAGATTGGGAACATTCCCTTCGTTCAACGAATTCTCATAATCACAAGAGTCTTACATGAGTGGGATGATGACGACATAGAATCTGATGAATCGTCATATTCATCGTCGTCACCTTCTTCTGCATCGATATCAGAATCATCTTCTTCGTCATCATCATCTGGATCACAATCATCTTCAGAAGCGATTCCTGTCATTTATGAGGTCCAGCCAAGGTACTTTGATTTTTCGGATAGAACCTGGAAAACGAATGAGGATGAAGGACCTTACAATTTTGACGCAAGTGATCTGGGATTCGGTTACGCTGGAAAGTTAGAGGTCGATGATATCGTTTTTGGTTGGTGGGATCAACAGAGAGGAATGTTTGTCGGAGGTCCTTTATCTCCTGCGGCAGAAGAGACATCAGTTACCTTCTACAAAGGGAAGACGAATGCTTCTCATGCCAAGGGAGCGAGTGGTGTGATCAAGATCTACAGCGGTGTCAAGGGAAGTGAAACAGATACGGGTGAGAGGATCACGGCGTATAATACCTTTGCATCCCTAGGAAGCAATAAATGGTGCATCATTGCTTGGGTTGATGGAGGATGGGATTTGATTGCTGGTGAATGCTGATGAAACTTCCTCTTAGATTTCAGAGTGACCCTCGAGATTGGGGGAGGCCCTGGCTTGATCCTCCGGGGTTCTTTTGGCCGAATTGTCCGTGTTGTCCGGTTTCACTCCAATTTTTGAAGGTGACTGGCGGAAGTGCTGGTGTTTCATCTAACAATGAGAGATATGATCTAACTTCAAATACCTGGTCAGTGGATACGAATTACCCATTTGCAGGCACACTTCAGGCAAACGGTGGATGTACTCTCAACAATAGTCCCTATGTGTTGAGTAGGGGATTCGATACTTCTTTTAATGTAAAAGAGATTCGTAAGTATGACAGCGGTGGGGTATGGACTGCAAAGACACCGAGTACAAACGGCAAGATGTTTGGTGTTTGTGCTGCAATAGAGGCGATCGGGTATGTCCAGGGGGCAGGTCATTCCACGTCAGGCGGAGGGAGTACAAACGCTTCTCTTGATGCCTATGATTCGGATTTGGATTCGTGGAGTGCGAAGACAGACGCTTTGAGTCAGAGACTTTTTCATCAAGCCACAACACTAAATGGTCTTGGTTATTCTATGGGCGGAGAATTACCGGGATCTGTTTTTGTAGATGATAATGATGAATATAATCCCACAGGAGATTCTTGGTCTGCAAAGGTTGCAATACCTGTCGGTGATAGGAGTCATGGTGGTCTCTGTAATATATCTGATGTAGGTTACTTTTGTGGTGGCAGAGATGCGAACGGACATAACGATCATAATGCTTACGATCCAGTAGGAGATTCCTGGCTAACCAAGACTGTGATTCCTTTTGTGGCACTTGGTCTTTTTGGCCACGTCTACGTCGCTCTGTCTGGAAAAGGGTACATCGCAGGCGGAATAGACGCAGGTGTGCCCACAACCGTTTCCGATGAGTACAATCCATCCGGAGACGTCTGGGTGTTCAAGAGTTTTTCAACTTTCTGGGGTGCTCCAGTAAATGGGGGTCTTGATAGATCAGCGGGAATGAATATATGACAGACAATGAGATTGAAGAATTGCTTTCTGACCACGTCGTGTATCACAGTGAATTTCAGGCTGACTTTTTGATCACAGTTCGTTCAGGTGGGACTCTGTATGGATGTTATCGGCAGGCTCTCCGTGAATTGAGTAGTCGAAGAGCGTCATTACTCCAATCGAAGATTTCTTTGGAGAGTCTTGATTTGGATATTGAAGACCTTCAGACAGAATCTTCTGGTTGGTTTGTTTCAAGTCGAAAGAGAAAGAGGATTCTATTGGAGCTCGAAAGAAAGCAACTTGAGAGAAAGGGATTGCAGAAAACCATCTTAGAGATGAGTAGGGAACTTGGTGTTTTCTTTGCTCAGGCGTCTAAACTGAGGCAGCAAATCTGTGATGAGTGTCAGGTAGATACAATTTCTTCAGAACTGAAACGTCGTCTAGACGTTGAAATGTGGATTCACAATTTGAAGGTTCTAGCTGTAATCGACAGATTAGAATGTGGCCGTCTTCGAGAAAGAACCATCACTTTTCTTCAATCTCTACCCGCCGAGTTGAGAAGGCCTCTTGCGGATCAGATTTTACCCGCTTCAGCTGTTCCTGAATTACTTAATTGGTTTTTTACCTATGAGCCTCAAATTCCAAGAAATGTCGAGTATTGGAAACCTTGTATTCCTGAGGCAGAGAAACGCTGTCATCTTGAGCCGTTTTACCCTGTCAGAGAAATTGAGAATCTGGTTGGATCAGAATTTGTGGCCTGATATGCCTGATTACATAGGTGTGGTTTCTTTGCGATCTACTTTTCAGAGAATAGGATGGCATAGAATTCATGTTGAAGAATCATTTGAAGGGTGTGATGAAACCCTTTTGATTTTCCCCTCTTCCGCGTGGGCTTCTTATAAGAACTCAGGAATCACATCAGTTCGCGAATGGTGTAGAGTTTTTGGGTTTAGGTGGTGGGGTTTTTCACCTTCAATTATTTCTGAGTCAGGTGAGTTGGTTGTTGATTTGGAAAATCTAGTTACTCAAGAATATGGATGCTGTTGATGTCTGAACTGTCAAGATTCTATTCAGCCAAGAGAAGAGCGAGAATGAAAACCCTCAATCGAGAACATTGTGAAGATTGTGGAGCAGAACTTGCTCTCTCCCGAACTTCTCACTTCTGTCTTCCGTGTGAGCATGACAGAAAATTTGCACCAAAACCGGAAGAAATCCAATCAATGTGCCTCGAAATTCAACAAACCTGGTCACCGAGAGAAAGAAAACTTCGAGAAGGAACACTGCACAATCGTGTAGAAATCAAGCAGATTCAATTAAATCAAAGACAAACCAGAATTCAAGAGTGATTTTCTGGTGAGTTTTCTGAACTGAACCGTATAATAGAACAGAGGAAGAATACAAGGAACTCAAGAACGAAAGGGAAAGTGACATGGAAAACGAGAAGAAGTACGTGATTGTTCGGACTCAGAGTGCAGGAGTCTTCGCAGGGGAATTCGAATCTCGCAACGGTCAAGAAGTGGTCTTGCACAATGCTCGGCGTCTGTGGTATTGGGCGGGAGCGGCGAGTCTCAGTCAGCTGGCAGTTGACGGAACAGCTCAGCCCCAGAATTGCAAATTTCCGTGTGAGGTGCCTCGAGTCGAGCTTCTTCAGGCCATCGAAATTCTTGATGTTTCTGAAAAGGCCCAGAAGTCGATCAAGGAGGTGCCCGTATGGAAAATGTAATTCAAGACGGTTACGGTTCCGGTGACGGTTCCGGTTATGGTGACGGTTCTGGTTCTGGTTCCGGTTCCGGTTCTGGTTCTGGTTCTGATTCCGGTTCTGGTTACGGTGACGGTTACGGTGACGGTGACGGTTCCGGTTACGGTGACGGTTTCGGTGACGGTTCCGGTTTCGGTGACGGTTACGG